GGTTTCGATGGGTAGCGGGGTGGCGTTTCTAGGGGGGTTCGTGCGGGTACGGGCGGGCATGTCGGGCTTCGGTGGAAGTCCCCCCGGCAGGGCACTTTTCTTCAGTTAAATCAACAACTTGCGATACGCGTGGGTAAACCGTGGGGAGATCGAAGGCATGTGGGGCCAATTTTTTCTTGGCCTCCAAGTACGCCGCATGTGCGCGCTCGGGCGTGTCGTACACGCCAAGCCACAGGCACTCACCGTTTACACGGATCGTGGCGCCAAAGCGCTTCCAACAACGCCTGACACCAAGTAAGCCGAACGTGCTGCCGCGCTCGGCCTTTAGCCGGTTCTGCTGGTTCAGCTCGGGCGTCGTCTCCCGCAGGTTCGCCCATCGGTTGTCGGCCCTGTCACCGTTGATGTGGTCAATCATGGCCGGGCAGTCGCCGGTCTGGATCATCCACGCGATGCGATGGATCAACACCCACTTGCGCCGAATCCGGGTGCGCGCATAGCCGCGCCTGTAGTCCACGGAAACGGGCCGCCCGATCCATGCCGGATGCTGGTGGGCCTTGTACGTCAGGACGCCCGTCTCAGGGCTGTAGGCGAACCGCTCCCGCAGTTCGGCAACGCTAAAATCGCCAGCAGCCATGCTTACCTCCGCTCAGGTTGGCTGGTTAGAAGCCCGCCAGCGGTGAGACGCTGTGCGGGCTTCGCTATTCTAGCAGGGTAAACCCGCGCTGGATGGGCATCCAGTGCTTTGTGTGGTATTAGCGCGTGAGCGCATCGCCCCGCTGCAGCCCCGCCGCATACGCCTGCAGCGCCCTTAGCTGCTCGGCGGTGCGATCAGCACTTGCTGCCACCGTTGCAAGAGCCGCCGCACACTCTCCGACCACTCCGACGAGTCGGGCGGCTGCATCAGCTCGGGCGGCGCTGGCGGCACCTTCGGCGGCGTTGGGGACACTGGCAAGGGTGTCGCGCAAGCGGTCAAGCTCAGAGCGAGCACCGTCAGCGTCAGCACGGACGCGGGCCTTTTGGGTTGCATAGGTCTGCGCTGCCTTTCTGGTGTTGTCGGCCCATTCCTGCTCGACGGCTCGGGCGCGTTGCTCTGCTGCGGCCAGGGCCACGGCAGCGGCTTCGCGGTGCTCGCTCAGTGCATCCTGCGCGGCGTCAAGGCGCCATGTCTGCACACCGATAGCTACGGCTGACGCCAGCAGCGCAGCGCCTAGGGCGCGGGTGATCACGGGTAGGCCTTGCGATCAAGCTCAAAGTGAGGCCCGTCGCGCAGCGTGCGCCAGTCGCCGCCCCATACCAGCGGCACGCCCTGCGCGACGGCTTCGGACTTCACCAACGCACCCAGCGTGGCGTACAGCGGCCAATCCCATCGGCCCTTACCGGCAACAGTGGCCATCAAGTCGACAGCGTGCCCGGTCAAGTGCCGCCCCTGCATGGTCCGGGAAGCACCAGCCGCCACTAGCTCGGCTTGTCGCTTCTGAGTGCGCAAACCCTCGATCACGATGAACGACAGGCCATCGGATCGGCCAGCCGTTGCTGCATGTGCCGCGCGGATGACGCGCACCAGATCGGCATGCACGCCTTGCAGGTTGCGTTCGCTGCGCGCGTCAAGCGTGGGGGCGCGCCAGTTGTCAATGGTGCGAGCCATATCGGGCGTCCTTTCGGTGTATAGGCGGCGGCGTTTGGGCACGCACCAGCTCGACCGGCGGCGCCCACGCAAACCAGGCCGCGCATAGCGCTGTGCACGCCATCGCCAGCAGCAGCAGCTCGGGCAGCACCGTGGCGGCGGCGATCACGAGAAGCCCCGTGCCACCGGCCACCGCGGCGCCAAGCCGGTCCACAAACCGCGTCTTGCCCGTCATGCGGGCCGACGTGACGAAGGCCAGCGCGGCGAGCGCCAGGCCGATGACGCACAGCAGGACGGTCATTCGGTGCCTCGTTTCGCCTTGAACCGCCCGACGGCCCAATCGATCAGGCCGCCGAGCTTGTCGTGCCGCCACGCCAGAAGGCCGGCCATCGGGATGACGAGCACGTCGACTGTCGTGCCCAGGTGCGGCGCGGCGAGCGTGGCTGCGGTGCCGGTGAAGAGGACGGCGACGATCAGGGCTCGGGCAAACACCGGCAGCGCCGCGCGCAAGGTCGTCGTGTTCGCAGCCGACACGGCCAGGAATGCCCCGAGCCCGGCGCCGACGACCACCAGCGCCCAATGGCCGAGCACCGGCCCGAGTGCTGCACTCACGAGCCCGAGCCCGAAGGCGCTGCCCGCTACAGATGCTTGCGGTTCAGCCATGGCGCAGCCTCCACCAGCGGTCGGTGATGAGCCAGGCCACCGCCAGCGCGGCGGCCAGCAGATAGACCTCGTGGCCAAAGGCTTGCTCGCACAAGTCGGCGTTCGAGACCGAGCGCCACGCCAGAAGACTGCAGCCGACGGCCTGGCTCGATTCGACGATGCCCCACCAGCAGGCGGCGGCGCCGACGAACCCAAGGCGCCCGCGCGAGACCGAGGGCAGCAGCAGCGCCAGCGCCGCGATCACCAGGCCGTGCGTGCCGACGTAGGCCCACCAGCCGCGGTCCTCAAGTGTGGGGGCCTGGTAGTACAGCGCGTGCGCGGAGAAGACGCCGGCCAGCAGCAGCAGCGCCCTCACCGCCGAGGCCCCGGGCCACCGGCGCCAAGCGGCCGAAAGATGGTGTCGCGCCAGGGCTCGCCCGGCACGCGCTGGCGCAAGGCAACGCCGGCATAGGTTGCGACGGCGCCGCCGAGGATGAGCAGGGATTCGATCATGGACGCTCTCGGTTTGAGAGCCGGCGAAGCCCGCCGGCGCGGCGGTGATGCGGTTCGTTTGTCCGCTTTGCCGCCATGCTACGAACCGAGGCCGCTAGTCCGCGGCGTACACCCGCGGGTCATAGTTCACCATTGAGAGCGACCAGGTGCCGTCGCCGTTAGGTCGCGGCTCGGTCACGGTGTAGAGGCCAGCCGCCTCGACCTCGGCGCCCGTCAGGCCCACGGCGAAGGCGTAGCGGCTGCCGACCTGCGATGCCGGCGAGTCGGCCACGTACAGGCCGGACGGCACGCTTGCCAGCGTGGCCTGGTACGGCTGGCCGCTGACCGGCGTGCACACGATGGGCGACCCCAGCAGCAGGCCGTCGGCGCCGGTGAACTGCATGCGCCCGCTGGTCTGGCCCTTGAAGTCGAGCGGCTCGCTCGTGGTGATGACGCTGCCCGCGATGCCCAGCACCTCGCCGGCCTGCAGCCCGTCGTCGCCCGCGAAGTCGTTCGGGTCGATCCAGCGCACCAACGATCCGGGCCCGAGCTGCTGCGCGTCGCCGAGCGCGGTGTCGGTGACGCTCGTGCGCTGGTACAGCAGCTTGCGGGCCTCAAGCTGGGCGCGGTTCAGGGCCTGCGACGCCGTCGTGCAGGCCGGCAGCGCCACCTTGAGCGGGTTTGCGACGGCGCCGACCACCGGGGCGCCGCCGCTGATGTTGATTCGGACGTAGGCCTTCTTCGACCCGCTGGCCTCGTCGACGTACTCGACCTCGACGCCGTCGAAGCTGCCGGGCAGGTGGAAGGACTCGCTCACCACGCTGTCAGCGCCGCCGGCCAGGTTGCGGTAGTCAAGCTGCAGCTCCGGCGTCGTGCGCGCCTGGTCGCGCGTAACCGTCCACTTCAGGCCGTCGCGCCAGAAGAGGCAGCGGGCGTGGTTGGCCATCAGCTGCATGCGCTCCTCCAGGCTGACCGTCGCGTCGTCAAGGCTGCCGTCGAAGCGCAGCAGGGCGTTCGTCTCGCCGAGCGCCGTGTTGATCGCCGCCAGCGCCGCGGTATCGAGTTCGCTGATTGGCTGGCCGCTAATCGTCCAGAGGTGGGCCATGCTGCGGGCGAAGTTGCGCGAGGCGCTGAGCGTGTCGGTCGTCAGCGTCCTGACGTGGCGCTCCCAGATCAGATTGAACTTGCGGTCGCGGATTCCGGTTGCCCGCTCGGTGGCCGCCGTCGTGACCTTGATGATGGTCACGCCCATGGGGATGTCCTTGATCCCGAAGTAGCGGACGCCGTACACCTCCTCCAGAGTGGCCACGTCGCTTCCATCCGTGTTCGGCGCGTTCTGGCGCGTGAACTCGACGCTGTAGCGCCCAGCGCCGGCCGCCGGCTCGATCTCGGTCGTGCGGTACTGCGCGTCGAATGTGTCGGCCGTGTAGGGCAGCGTCCTGCTCTCGCGGGTTCCGCCGATCTCCGCGCCGCCGCTGTCGATCTTCCACCACTCGGCCAGGACGCTGACGGTGCCCTTGAGTCCGCGCACGAAGTTCGTGTTCCAGCGGATGCGCGTCGCGTCGGTGATCGGCAGCGTGAACGGGCCGACCTTATTGAAGGTCGCGGAGCCGGCCGGCAGCACGGTGACGGAGAACGGCGCCGCGAGGGTGACGGCCGAGCCGATGTCGCAGGTCAGCGTGATCTGCCCGGCCGACGTGCTGATCGCGGTGATCGATCCCGCCCGCACCTCGATGCCGCCGCCTTCGCCGGAGTAGTTCGAGAACCCGAACTCGGTCACGGTAAGCGGCAGGGTCGCCGCGCGCACCTGGTTCCACTGCGCGCCATCCGAGAAAGTCATGGTGATGGTGGTCGATCCGCTGAACGCGTCGGGGATGCCGGCCTCGACCAGCAGGTATGGCTGCGACGCTGTCAGCTCCTGGCCGTTCACTTCCTCAGCCTGGAACGTCTCGCCGACCCCGGTAAGGCGCGTTGTCATTGCCTCGGGATAGCTGGTCGGGACGCCGGGAATCGGCGGCGACGGCATGCCGGGCGCCGGCACCGGCCCGACCTGCCCCGGCGGCGGCGGCGGTGAAGCGCCCGGCTCAAATATCTGCCATGAGGCGCCGTCGATGTCGTCGATCGGCGTTTCGGCGAACTTGACCTGGCTGATCGTGCCCCGGCCGCGGCTGACGCACAGCCACTCGGTCACGTACTTGACGTTGTTGATGTACTCGACAGTCGACGGCTGGATCAAGTCCGGCCACACCCGGCGCCGGCCGTACACATCCGGGATCGCCTGGTAGGCCCGCGCGACGTTGCTCTGCCCGGTGAGCCGGTTGTTCGGGCTGTCCGTGGCCGTCGGCGTGTCGGGCAGTTTCGGGATCAGCGCGAACGACGCCACGGCCAGCAGCGCACCGGCGATCAGCGCGATGGTCACCGGGTCTAGGCCAGCTGGCCGATGCGCCACCACGACCGTATCGCCGCACTGCGGGGGCGCGTCCAGCCGCGGATCGGTGAGCGGGTCGACGCGCTCGCAGTTGATGAGTACCTCGCACTCGGCGCCGCCGCCGGGCATGAGGCGTTCGATCTGGTGCTGCAGCGGTTCGTCGCCGTTCAGCGTGTGAGCCTCGCGGCCGAGCATGCCGGCCGGGTCGCGCAGGATGATGAGCTTGGCGGTCATGGGGCGACGGCTTTCGGGGTGGGCGCGTAGAAGCGCAGGTCGGGGTACAGGCGGGCCATCGCCGCCAGCCGCGTGACGCGCGGGCCGCCTGCGCCGCCTGGGCTCGGGCCTTCCGTGTGCAGCAGATCGCCGCCGGGCAGCAGCACGCCGCAGTGGCGCGGCAGGCCGGCATCCCAGGCCATGAAGCCGCAGGCGCCGGGCAGCGGGCCGCACTCGCGCCAAGCGGAGCCGATCGCTGTGAAGCCGTCGGCCATGCTGCACTCGGGCGGCGCGGGCAGCAGCTCGACGCCGACGACCTCGCGCCAGTAGAGGGCGATGGCGCCGAAACAATCGCAAAACTCCCACGACGAAGACCATCGCCGATAGCGCGGGCCGTCCATGCCCATGAAGCGCTCGACGAAGGCGGCCGGCGTCACACGAGCTCCAATCCGGTGAACACCTCGGGCAGGTACACCGGCGCGCGTGCCGTGCGGCGCAGCCTGTCGAGCGTGGCCGTAACCTGCACCGTCGAGCCGTTGAAGCTGACGCCGCCCTTGTCGTCGGCGTACAGCGTCCACGAGCGCTTCGGCGCGTCGGTGTCCTGCAGCCACACGGCATAGGTCACGGTCACGGGCACGCGCGAGCCCGCGGCGCGGATCAGGCGCAGCTGAGTCTTGAAGGTGCGGCCGACCTGCTGGCGCGCGAAGCTGACGACGAGCTTCGGCTGCTCACCGGCGGCCGGCACCGGCGGCCTGATCTCCATGGCGACCGGCGTGTAGCTCTGGCCGCCCAGTGTGACCGCCGCGAACTCTTTTCGCACCAGGCGCACCGGCGCGCTGAAGGCCACGTGGCTGAACACGATGGTCTCGAAGCGGGCTTCGACCGGCTTTGTGGCCCAGAAGGTGCGTTCGGTTATGGGCATTGTGTGTGCTGTAGGCGGCGCCTTGAAGTCGGATGTTTAACTTCTAGGAAATCTGGCGTTCG